GCTGCTGCTGATCTCGCACCTCTACGAGCATCGCACCGCCGTCGCCATGAACAATCTGGGCGAGGTGCCGCTTGGCGTAAAGGCCCTGCTCGACACTCACCGCTGGGGGAGCTACCGCTGATGGCCATCGACGGCAGGATCACCGTAGACGTTCTGTTTCACGACACCGACGGGACCGCGTCGCTCAAGGTGGTGAGTTTGGAGGACTCGCAGGAGTACACCTCTGGCAAGGTGGCCATTGTGACGGGGACCGTTGGCACCTCGGCCGACACAGTTTTCAGCGGAGGAACGGTCACGCCTGCCTACCGGAACGCCAACGGCGACCTAGTGAGTTTCAGCGAAATAAGCCGAGTGGCTCTTCTTGGCACGCCGGCCGTTCGAGTCTCCGAGCCGGGACCAGGCCGGGTTAGCGCAAGGAGCAGCGGAGAGTTGGCGGTTGTCAGCTGCTTTGAGTCGCCTGGAACGATTACCGTAGTAAGCGACTCTGGCACGTCCTCCTACACCCTCGTGCTGTATGGCTCTTGACCTCGGCAAGATGCGTGAGCGGGTGACGGTCCAGCAGGCGACCGAGCGGCGCAACTCGCTCGGTGAGACGACGCTGGAGTGGGCGACGTATGCCGAGCGGTGGGCCAGCGTCCAGGGCGTCAGCAGCCGCGAGTCCCTCGAGCTCGGCCAGGTCGACGTCAGCGTCACCCACCGGGTGCGGATGCGGTACGTCGACGGGATGACGCACAACATGCGACTTCTCTGGCGGGGACGCGTGCTCGAGATCGTGTCGCTTCTTGAATACGACAACCGCAGCGAGCACGTGGCGGTCTGCGAGGAGGGGGTCTGATGGCTCGCAGCGTCGCTGGCACCGGCATCGTCCTTGACGAGTTCAAGCAAATCGCGGGCATGCTGCGGGACTACCCGCGAGCGATCCGCAGGAAGTACATGAAGGCTGCGTTTAACGCCGTCACAAAGCCGGCGATGCGAGCGTTGAAGCAGGCCACGCCACGCGGACCGACTGGCAACCTCAAGCGATCAGTGACCAAGAAAGTTTCGGCAAACTTTGCCATCGTCGGTTACGCGGCAGCCCGTCGCAACGCTGATGAAAATCAGAAGGGCTACCACCAGAACCTGCTTGAGTACGGCGGCCGGAAAATCCGCCGCACAAAAGGCCGAGTCGCCTCGACGTTTGCAAGCAAAGGCAAGGGGAGATCCGGCAAGATTGAGGCCCGCACCACTAAGCAGGGCAAGCTCCGCACCACGCGGCCTCGCTTCCCCAAGGGCTTCCTGAAGTCTGCACCGGCCGGAGAGAGGGTGACGCTCGGCAAGATGCCGGTCGGTGGCCGCACGGGAAAGCCGCCCATCCGCACGGCGTTTAGTGCTGCCGAAGGCGAGATCCGCTCGGTGCTCAAGCAGCAAATGAGCACCGTGCTTGAGCGGGCCAACAAAGACATGGCAGATCGTGCCAAGCGAGGACGCTGATGCTCAAATCCCCCGAAGCAGTGCTGATGCGGCACCTCTTGGCGACGCCTAACGCAGCCCGCCTGGTCGGTCGTCGCGTCTACGCCATGATCGCCCCAACCTCGGCCACGTACCCATTCATCTCGTACCGACGCACGAGCATCCAGCGTGAGCAGGCCATGCAGAATCCCGTCGGCGTGCCGCGGGTCAGCGTCGACTTCGAGGTGTACGCCGGCAGCTACGAGCAGGCCCGCGAGACTGCCGACGCGGTGCGTGCGGCTCTGGATGGATACGGTGGCTCTGCCCTAGGCTGCACGGTGTCGCAGACGTCGCTGGAAAGCGAGGCTGACGACTTCGTGACGCTGCAGGAAGGTGGACTTCCGCCTGCCTATCAGATCACGCAAACCTACGACGTATGGTGGCAGGAGAGCTAGCACATGGCGACGACGCCTCATGATTCCCCAGGTACTGGCCTGACGATTGGCTCGAGCACCTTTACGCTCACCAGCGTGACGGTCAACTTTTCGGACGTCTCTGGAGAGACTGACCGGATTGACGTCTCGCATCTCGGTCAGACGGCTGGCGAGGCAATCCTGACACAGGCTAGACCGCTGACCGGCTCGGCTACCGGCGAGACCGGAAAGGAACTGTCGTTCGATTACATCGGCACGACGCAGCTGGCCGGCGGCACCACAGGCGCATACTCGCTCACCGGTGCAGTTTCCTTAAGCGGTGACGCGACGGTTGTAAGCTCCAGCGTCACGCTGGCCGTGAACGACGTGGTGCGGGGATCTGCGACTGTGCGGATTACCTGAGCCGGGAGGCCCGGCATGGCGACCTACTCGACCGGCATTACGGCGACCTGGGGCGGCGTAGCGTTTCCGGAAGTGTACGAGCTGGGCCTGCCGCTCTACGGCAGCGTCCGCAAGGACCGCTCTGCTAGCGGCACGTCGCCCGGCTGGAGCGACGAAGTTGGTGACATCTCTATTGCGTCCTACAACACGACCAACATGAGCCTTGCTGAGTACGGCACTCGGAAAGAGCTCACTGTATCCGGCGGCGGCGTTTCGTTGACGTTCAATGCAGTATGTACCGGTGTGAGCGCGACGCCTCAGCTCAACGGAGTGACGCGGTACACGTTCACGGCCAAGCTCCTGGATACATAACCAATGGCACTGAGCAAAGAACAGATTTTGGCTGCCGACGACCTGGGCCTGCTCGAGGTGGAGGTACCCGAGTGGGGCGGCAGCGTCTTCATCCGCGTGATGAGCGTAGGCGAGCGAGACAGCTACGAGAACGACTGGATGGTCAACAAGAGCAAGGGCGTGGACAACTTCCGTGCCAAGTTCCTGCAGCGGGTGCTCTGCGATGAGAAGGGGCAGCTGCTGTTCTCACCCGACGAGGTGGCAGCCCTGGCAAAGAAGTCTGCCAAGGTCGTTGGCACGCTCTGGGAAGCGGCCATGCGGCACAACAAGATGACCGACGAGGATGTGGAGGAGCTGGCAAAAAACTGAACCTGCGGCCTGCCCGATTGTTCCTGTTCCGGCTGGCCGCATGTCTCGGGTGGAGCGTCAGGCAGATATGCACGCAGATGGATTCACGAGAGCTGAGCGAGTGGCTTGCGGTGCATACGCACTTCATGCCGTTGCCAGATCCGTGGCATCAGACGGGTGTGCTGGCGTCCGCGGTTCTTGCTCCATACAGCAAGAAGGGCAGCCCGCCAAAGGCCATGGACTTCGTGCCGATTCAAAAGCCGCCGCAGCACGAAGAGCAGATCGCCGCAGCACTGCGTCAACTTCAGCAAGAACTGAGAGGTAGCTGATGGCCACCGCAGTCGGGCTGAACATGAAGATGACCGCGGACACCTCGGGCCTGGGCCGAGGGATGACGCGAGCCGAGAAGTTGCTCAACGGCATCGGCAAAAACGCACGGTCTGCGGCGAGTTCCCTGCGTGTCCTTGCAACGATTCAAGTCGGCGGCGCGCTACTCAAAGGGCTTAACAGCGTCAGTTCTGCCATCACGGGCTATGTGGCAGACGTCAGGCAGGCAGCTGGAGCCATACAAAACTTTGCCCAAATCTCTAACAGTTCTGCTGCAGAGTTTCAGCGTTTCGCCGCAGCAGCCGGAACGGTCGGGATTGAGAATGAGAAACTTGCCGACATATTCAAAGACGTCAACGACCGTATCGGCGACTTCTTGCAAACTGGCGGCGGCCCAATGGCCGACTTTTTTGAGAATGTTGCTCCTAGAGTTGGCGTCACTGTAGATCAGTTCCGCAAGCTGTCGGGGCCGCAAGCCCTGCAGCTTTACGTCAAGACGCTGCAAGACGCAAACCTTTCGCAGCAAGAGTTCACCTTTTACTTGGAGGCGATGGCTAGCGACACGACGGCACTGATTCCGCTATTGAAAAACGGTGGCGCGTCATTTCTGGAAATCGCTAATCGTGCTGAACGTCTTGGCATCGTTCTTTCTGAAGATCAAGTCGGTGCAATCCGGGAGATGAACGGTGCGCTGACTTTGGTTCAAAAGACGTTTGAGGGAATCATAGGGCAAGTGACGGCTAATCTTGCTCCTGTCATTACTCAGATAGCAGAAGAGTTTTTGTCATTTGTTGAAGGCTTTCAAGGCGTCAACGGCGAGATCGGCGGCAACGCTTTGGCCGATGCCCTGACAAATGCTTTTTTTACTGGTGCTGATTACGTTGCAAGCATTCTTGATCCGTGGATTGTGTCGCTGCTTGGCTGGGGCGAGTACTTTGGGCAAACAACGTCGCAGCTTGGAGGATGGTTTGAGTATTTCCAGGTTGCCGTTGAGCTTATGCAAGCGGCCTTCTACGCGGCACGCGGATTCTTCAATGAGTTTGTCGCCAAGCTGGCCGACTGGGCCAAGCTACTGCCCTCGCTTCTGCGACCTGACGACGAGACCCTCGACACGTTTGCGGATGGGCTAAGGCGCTCCGCCGCGCAAGACAGGCAGGCCGCTTCCGACGCTTTCATGGGACGTAATCGCACTCGTCCCAATCAAGCGACCGGACCTCTGCAAACATTTATCGCCCAAGCCGCAGCACGCCGGGCTGAGCGGAACAGCCCATCTGCCCAAGCAGAGCGAGAGCGTGAGCGTGCAGCTCGGGCTGCCCAGCAAGAGCAGGCTGCTGCAGCTGCTGCCGCCAAGCGCGCCGCCGAGGAGGCCAAGAAGGCCGAAGAGGAACGCCTAAAGGTTATCCAACGAGCTGACGAGGCGATCGCCAAGGCCGAAGAAGACCGCGCTAAGCGTGCCTCCGAGATCGAGGCCGACAGGCTTGACGCGCTCTCTCGTCGCAGCAACGAGGCCTTGCAGGTCGGCGACATCCGGTCTGGTGGCATCAGCGAGGTGCTG